CAGCGGGAAGTGCTGCAGGAGTAACTTATAAACAGCCAGAAGCATATAAAGCAGAAGATAACAATATAGATCGGGACTCATCAGAACCAGACTACACTCCTACTGTAGACGTACCGTTTAAAGATATAGTAGGTGCAGTTCCAAAGGATGAGGAGCCTAAAGCAGAACAAAAACCTACTGCACCTGCCAAGACACCAGAAACACTGGCCATGTCTAGGTTTGTCGATCCCTCTACGGGGCGTCACCTGTACACCAGTAATGTCGGGGAAGGAAACTCAGCTGGACTTTCATCCGAAGGTCAGGCATTTCAACTATTTAAAGACTCAGGGCAAACAACCGGAGCTTCAGATGTTTACAGGTTATTTAATCCGACAACAGGTGATCACTTCTACACTGCCTCAGCAGCTGAAAAAGATGTGGCGGCAGGTGCAGGATATAACGTAGAAGGATCTGTTGGTGCAGCCTACACGGCACCCTCTGAGGGATCAACAGCTGTTGACCGATACTTCCAAGCGGCTACCGGACAGCATTTTTATACAAGCGATGCAAAAGAAGCCGAAAACTTAGGTTCACTTGGTTTCCAAAGAGAAGGAGTAGCTTTCTATACACCGAACTCCTCTCAAACTCCAAGTCAGACGACTAACGAGAGTTCCAATCAAGCCTCGGCACCGGCTGCAGCAGCACAAAGCCCTACTCAGCAATATTGGGAAGCGACGAACTCTGCACCAGCAGCAGCGGCGAACGAAGAACCTAAATTTAATGGTTATTACGATCCAGACACGAACGCATACTATAGTTACACTCCTTACAACGATTAAACAATATACTATATGAGTAATGATAAAGATTATCAACTTGAAATAATAAAAAACAAAAAATTTGTAACGCTTGCTTTAGAGGCCAGTAACAATAACCACGCTGTGGCTCAAGCAGAAGATATTTGCCGCGCATTAGATGCGACTTCATTTAACTTACGATACACAAAATACAAAGAGACTCCGCTAGCTGTTTTATTTAAAAAACTGGCTACAAATATGTATGATTATCGGACATGCGAACCTTGGACAGAAACTTTCAGCAATAATGTTCCATGTATATATGTATTTAAACAACGTTATTACGTACGAAATCTAATTCTTAAATATTTAGATATACCCAGAGAAGGTGTTGTGGCTCGACCAAGCTGCAATTGTAAATCCTGCATAAACCCATACCACTTCTCGTACAAATCAGGAAAAAACTCAAAATTGACTGGCGCGGACACCAATATGCTCCTAGCATTTCTAGGCCAGGGCTCTGGGGTGACCCAGGCTGCCAAGGCTCTAAAAGTCCACCGTTCAACTATTTACCGGAAACTAAATCGTGAATGTCTTTCTACTCGGTCTGACGATCACAGAACCAGCCCAAGAAAATGAAGGCGTAATCAACGTCTTAGCTGATTCTCTACCCTCCAACGAAAAACGTGTACACACAAAAGTTCAACTCCTCCAAGACAAAAACCACTATGTAGGAAAACTACTACAGGATCTTAAAAAATCAGATACTGTACTAGCCATTGGACCCACGCGGCCAACGTTGGATGGTGTTCTCCAGATGCAACCTATGTTGGTTGTAACAAGAGATAACTTCGACGATCTGCTGGCAATCAACCTATTCATCGCAACAGGCGGTCTCGGACCCAAATCCGATGAGGTCGAGCTTTCAGATACAACGGTTACCAACCGGTCACTAGCTTGGCAATCTGAAAACTCAGAGACTAACTGGATAAAACTGACAGCTTGGGCCGAGCTTTCTAAGCAACTCTCAGAATTAGCTCCCGGAACTCCCACGATTGCCGTGGGTAAAGTATCCACGAGTGAAAAGGATGACAAAAACTACCTTAACTACACTCTGGACAAAATCCTTTATCTCCCCAAATCTACGAAGTCCGCACCCAAGAAAGCTGCTGATCCTGAAAAAGGTAAAGTAGCTGCTGCGGCTATTGGTTCTATTGATTTCTCCCTTTGATCTAGGTATTTAACTATGGTATTCATCGCTGGCAACTTTTCCGAAGACGAGATTCTCGCTAATGTTCCTCCCCACACACTACGTATTGATCTCCAAGCTCGTCGCTGGAAGTCAGACGTGGACTCCGATTCCGCGATTGTGGATGCGAACGACAACGGGATTCCGATCGAGTTCATCCTTATAGGTTTTACGCCTTACTTCGGCAACCTAGGGATGCGCAACCAAGAGGAATTTCTACGCATCGCCTTCATCGGTGTGTCTCCCAATCATCGGTTGCTTCCCCCACGCTGTGTAACGACGGCAATGATTTCTGGTAAATCCAGCCAGAAGAACTTCATCTCGTACTTCCAGACCCTGTATAACAACAGGATTAACTGTGCCTCCGTGGTAACGAGCAGCAAGTTTGTAACGAAATCTTTTAACGAAAGAGATCCCGTTACAGGCGCTGACGGAGCCAAGATCAATTACAACGCTCTGGACTTCAAGGATCGTCCTGCAGAAAGTGCAGAAGAAAAGAAGCTCGTTGAGGATATTAACGAGTGGCTTGCGGTCGAAGGCGCCTCGTCTGCAGCACACTGTCTTAAGTCGCACATTCCCGGCGCCAACTTGGTGGAACTGCCCTTAGGTTCAGACCACGCGGCAATCAAGGCTCAGTTTGCAGCCGAGAACCCCTCGCAGATTGGAGGATCCTCAGGGTTCCAACCTTCGCTGCCGTCCGCTAACGCAAAGGATACGGAGGAAGCTCCTGCCGCCCCTCCGCAACCCAAGCGCAAGAAAGCGATGGAGCTAACAGAGGAACAGGCCAAAGCTCTGGGGATTGACTTCTAGGCTACAATTCCCTGTTGAAGCCATCCGAGCACCGTACCAACGGTGCTTTTTTATGGCGATCAGGTAGACACAGGCTTACGTTTGATCTCCTGAGGTGCAAGCAACGTGTCAAACGAAGGCAAAGTTACACCAGTTCGTACACAGTGTTTAACTAAGCCACTAAAAAGCCTATTCCGTATAAGTGACTGTTTGTGTACCATATCAAATAATTTAAGTAAATCTTCTTTCTCTAGCTTTTTAGCGTCCATAAGGACTTGTTGATGTATAAAGTTTTGTTCAGTATCAAGCCATTCAAAACTTAACATGTTTTTAATGTGATCCGCCTAAATCTAGCAGACACCCTGTGGACAGACAAGGTGATTTGCATTACAGTTCGGATCCCAGCATGATCCTTATGAGCGAATTTTATACGATTCCCTCCGGTGTCACCCATACCCTGGTAAAGCACACATTTATAACTGGTTCTGTGCTTGTGCCTTTTGACCCAGATTTAACTTTATCTACGGAACTTCAACGACACAATTACACCGTAACGACTAACACCGATATTGAAAATATAACAGACCCAAATTGGTGGGTCAGTATGCGTGAACAAGCATTTGATTGGGTAGTCTGTTCAACAATGGGTTTGAAAGATCTAAGCGAATACATATTGGAATATGGTATGGAAATAGCGACGAATGGGATCGCCATCTTGGACAGGCTTTCGTTTATCGAACCGGTAGCACGACGCAGAACATTCCTTCTAAAGAATAAATTGTCAAATATGGTGGTCTTGTCCCCACGCCCCAAATTCAGGTCCATCGGATCAACAAAAGACTCGGTGACAGCTTGTTGGTTTGTCTTCCAAAAACCCGAGTTGTGGAGAGATGGTACGATGGTGTCTTATGCTGTAAATTGGGAGGACATTGGAGCCCTACCGGAGCTGCCGACATGAAATCACGAGCAGAAAAATTTGAGGCGTTTCAAAAATCCGTTTTGGATCATCTGACTAAACTAAACGATAAACTAGATAAACTCTGTGCTCTATCTGTGTCGAACCAGCTTCTTCAGGAATGCGTGGGACCAGACGGTACTCCTAGGTCCGCTGAGGAATGTGGAGAAGTCGTAGTGGAATCTTACATGGCAGGCATGTGTATGAGCGAAGAACTGGAAGCCCACACGAAAGATTTTCGTTATCAGAAATCTGAGTTTTTCTTAGGTGACGACGAAGAAGAGGACCAAGATGAGGACGAGGACGAAGAAGGA